CTTCTCCGCTACTGAAGCTGAATAGATTGCCAGAACCCTTGTGAAGAAGACTAAAGTTTGTCTTCGCAGCACCAAAGATTCCAATCTGAACATAGGCAATCCATCTTGGTTTGGTTCTTCCTCGTCCTTCGCCAAATGCGAACAGGACACCAGAACCAATAAAGTTGGGAGTAAATACTTGTTTCGCAGTACCACTGATTGGGAACAGACCGAATGGATAGTCTGTCTGGTTGGTGTCAATATAACCCCAGTCGAGTCTAACAGTCTCGGGAACATCTTGACCATCAAGAATGATAGCGCCAAAGTCTAGGAATGCTCCAGAAACAGATCCAGATACAACTAGATCAATAATTCTGTCGTTTGCAAGACTCTGAATTGTTTCGTTGGAAATCGATTGAAGTGTAATCGATTCAATCGGTTGTGTTGCAACCGATCCAAAGTTCTCATAGGTAAAGTAATCAATACTGGAATTATTGTAATCCCAGACAACTGCTTCTTGGGTGGAAGAAACATTGAAGAGAGTTCCTTCACCGACATAATCGTATGTCTGTTTAAAGGTGGTAGTGCTGAAGGAGAATAAGGTTCCAAAACCATTATAGTTTGGTCTGAACCTAACAAGTGCATCTCCACTAACAGCAAACAGCGTCTTCCGCTCATCACCTTGTGGTTGTATATCTTCTGGGAATGTTCTTGCAACGGCTTCTCCAAGGAAGCTATTACTGAATATAGATCCAGACCCATTGTAAGCACGTTGTCTTACCGTGCCAGCAGCGCCACGAAGGGTTGGTTGACCCTTCGTTTCATAACTGTATAAGAACGCTGCAGATGCCTCTCCAGACGCTCGCAGCGTACCCGAACCGATCCATGGGGCATCCAGTCTGTAAGTAGATCCTCCGAACTCCCAGACGGTTCCAGAACCAACCCACGTCTTGATAACAGACCACTGGGTGAGTGATTGATAATGTAAGAATCCGAATGGTGTTACATCAGAAGAAACAGTGATCAGACCCCAGTCTGATATTCCTACTGCTTCTACTTCTGTGAGTGAACCATAATCTACCATACTGATGATACCACCAGTTTCAGTCAGATTAATTATCTGATCATTTTGTATGGTTGAAAGAACTGTATTTTGGTAGTTTTGGAGGACCCAATAGTCTGCTGATACGCCACCAAAATTGAGGTATTCAAATGTATTTGTTGTACCAGGTACAAACGTCGTAGTTGCTGTGCGAGTACTAACAGTCTGATCTAAAGTAATGGAAATAAATCCATAGTGATCAAATTGAGTAGTGCCAGACCATGTTGTCTGGTAAATTCTAATTTTCTGATTACTTCTTCTTGCCTCTACCGGGACACTAACTGTCTTATTTCCGGGAGACGTGTAAGTAGTTTCTATGTGGTCTAATAGTTTTATAGATGCATCATTAGTAGAAAGACCAGTATCTAGGAATCCCATCCATAGATCTTCATTACCGTCTGGCCTCTCTCCACCGTTAGACCCATTGCCCATCACTAAACGGAAAGTAATCTCCTCGACCCCAGTTAGGTCTAGATCATACTCAACTAGTCTGTTGGAAACGTTAGAATAACCAACGCCAACTCCCGAGCCAGTTCTGACGTGAGAACCTACATTAAATCCACCGTCGTGTGATACACCAGTTCCAGATGATGCTAATGAACTACCATCATATGAAACATTATAACCGCTGTTTAAATCCGCAGCAGTTAGAGTAACATTAGCGGTAGTGTTAGTAAAGTAAAAAGATTGTTGTACAGATTTATAGCTGTGAGAAATGTTTCCGAGAATTCCTCCTCGAAATAATACAGAACCTACACCAGCATATGAAAATGACATCTACGACAGCATACTACAATAAAAAAGGGGGATCGCAAGCAACCCCCCAATAGCATAATGTACAACTCAATTTGAGGATATCAGTCGAGGCTGACGTTCAAGGTAACTTTGATTTGGTCACCAGCGTTTTGAATCGCGTATGGACCATTTGTAAATCTTTCAGCGAAGAAAATTGCGCTATAAAGAGTTAATGATCCAGTTCCATCAAGTGCTTTAGTCGTTGTGAACGAATTAGCATCGATGACATTAAATACCGTGTATGTTCCGGCAGTGGTAGTTGTGTTAGCAGTACCCTGATCAATGTAGACGGTATCTCCTTCTACCAAACCATGAGCAGTTGCGGTTACTTTACTAAAGTCAAACTCAACTTCGTCATTGTTGTTTGAAGGTTGGATGTTATCGATTAGTACGTTGTTAAGATAAACGTGTACCGTTCCATCAGTATCTTCTGTATCGTGATCAATACCAGTGATAATAGTTGCAGCGTCAATTCCGTTAGGAGCACCGCCAACAACACCAGAAGTACCAGTCTGGGAAACTCCCATACCAACAGTTAGATTTTCGCCAACTTCTACCTTAAAGTCTCCGTTGCCAGAAACAGCACCAGTATTTGATTTGTCCAGATAGACTGTTGTACCTGCAATACCAACAATTCTTGCACCAGCAGCAATGCCAGTACCAGATACACGTTGATAAGGAGCAAGACCTGCGGTAGATCCAACAGTAACATCATATGCTCCGGCACTACCGGTTACAGTTGTTGTATTTGTTGCAGTAGCAAGAACAAAATAGTTGTTGCCGATAGTACCACGAATACCAGTCTTACTTACAGTTGTACCAGCAGCAGCAGTACCTGCATCTAATACGCCGTGAATGGTAGTTGGCATGTTGTTAGCACGAACCAACTCGTAACCATATACATCACCAGCAGCGCCAGTAAATGTAAAGGTTTGCTCTGGATAAGAAGCAGTCGTTCTGCCTTGACCAAAGTCTAAACTTTGACTTGAAAATGTTCCTGTATTCTTAACACTTAAGTTAAGTTCCAGTCCATCAATGTCAACAACATATGCCCCAGTTCCAACGGAACCTCCGGTTACATAGTCGCCTTTCTTAATACCGGTGCTCGCAGCAACAGTAATTGTATACTCACTAGTTGTTCCACCGCCTAGTACAGTTACAGCAGCAGAAGAAAGGGTTTCAATTGTCCAACGGTTTCCGTTAAGAAGAATACCGTAGTTAGCGGTATAGTCCTGATCCGTTCTATTATTAATGATAGCGGGATACCCAGTTACGGGTGCGCTGCCATAACCTAACGTATTGTTATTGGTGTATGGTTCATAATATGCAGTCTGTGAAGGTGTATCACTCTCGTTGGGATATGTATTGGTCGTGAACAACTTCAGAATTAAGTTTCTAGGAATCTCCTGATTGTAATTCAGCAGATTACGTAGAGAATCAATTTCACCGTTGTCGGTTACTAGCAGTGCCATGTAAACTCTCCGTGTTTATATCTCGATTTATTGTTATTTATAATCACATACTATTTATAGTTTAAGCTTAAGCGAAACTACGAAACGAGTAATGTCTACTGCGTGTTTCAATTCAAACTGAAAAATGTCCCCGGCTGTTACAGTAGTATTCCAGGTACTTAAATTATCATCTTTATTTTTTCTACCTGTAGACTGATTTAATACACCAATCGTAGGTAACTCTGTTCCACATATAGAAGTAAAATTAGGAAAATCTTCAAAAGAACATTTTTGAATATCAACCTGAACATTGCCTACTGTATCAGAAACAATAGTCCAGGATTCAATGACCCCAGTAACATCAATAGTCATGTTACCTTTTACACCAAGTGATAGAGGAAATGTTCCGCTATCAATAACATAATTTAGAGTTCTGGTCAAATCTGCGGTCGTAGCAAATGCTATACCGAAAAAAGCAGAACCTCCTGTAGGTGGAGTGCTGAAAACAATCTGATCATTTGATACAATGTAATCAACCTTTGGTTCTAAAATTACATTATTAATGGAGATTGAAATTTGCTCTTCGTTTAATGGAGTGTAAGATTCTCCATTGACAGTAATACTGAAAGTATCTGCAGTGCCATCAAATTGAGATGCAATACTATCTATAAGTAGATTTGAGTATTGTATCGATTTCGATGGAATCTGATAGTTTACGTCAAGTGTATGCTGCGCTGGCAATTGCTTGCCAACACGATATGCACTATTACCAACCCTGACGTTATACTGCGCCATTAAGAAACTCCAGGACTTACTTCAGCATTACCCATAATGACTCTGGTCTTATGACCATTAGGATCTATAAGAACAATATCATATACGTATCTTCTTCTATCTAAAGCAGAAGTTTCTACGTCAGTTAATGCCAAAGAAATTTCTCCAGCAGTTCTATTCACAAATTCTAAAGTAAATGGTACTGAAGTAGTTGCAGAATAACTTTTCTTCATTACAGCACTACCAGTGTACCCCGACATGTTTAGTGGGGTGCCATCTTTGTTGGTGATAAAGAAAGTAACGCCGTAGTCTGCTCCTTTATCAATCAGAATGTTGACTGGTATCGCTGCCATTTTCCTCTCGTTTATCTAATAGGTCTAATGTTTCTAACCCACCCTCAAGTTTTAACTTATATTCTTTCAATTTAGCGAGTTCTTCCTCGCCTCTTTTGATTTTGAACTCGTAGTCTTTTAGTTGGGTTAAGAATTCCTCTCGCATTTTTGATGTGTCCATAACAATTATAATATACCATTAGTATTTATCTAGGTATTAATGAATATAATTCCATTCATGGAAGAATGATATTCACAGTTATAGTAATATGCTCCTAGTGGTACACCAGCAGTATTCCATGTAATAGAACCATTGTCTGTACCATTACCAGTTACTCCAGTATTGTATACATTACTAGTTCCGGTAGATTGAGATGTTTTAATCAAGAATGGATGACCAGAAGCATTAATTGTAAACTGTATAGTATCACCTTGCTTTACATCGATTCTTGGTTGTGTACTATTACTATAAGTATTATTCATATCACTACCGGTAAATTTATAATTACCACTAGCGGCAGTAACAGTTATTGAGTAAGTATTATACACTGACTCTGACCTAGGTCTATAATAATTATTAGTTCTCGGATACATTTGGGCGTTACTGAAAGAATGTGAAGGTCTTCTATGCCCTTTTAATGTTTCTTTATACCACCCATCGATAAGACCACTTATATTTCTTGGATTGATTGCCTTTATTTCTTTTGATGTAGAAGTAGATCCACCATATAATGTATTTGCTCCACCATCACAAGTTCTATCATCAAACAACCCACCATTAACATTGAATGTTATGTCATTTTCATAGGAATTATTCTGTATAAATCCCAACACATCACTATTAGTAAATCTTTCTTTACCTGTGGCCAACAATGCTGCAATACCACAAACCTGCGGTGATGCCATACTAGTTCCACTGATTGGATATCTCCAATTATCACCACCATATTTGCTATCAATATATCCAGCACCATTTAATCCTGATGCAGAATAAATGTTACTTGGATCTGGCCAAGCACTTTGAATCATATGTCCAGGTGCCCAAACATCAATCAATGGTCCAAAATTAGAAAAGTCTGACTTGCTAAAATTAGATAGATTTGAAATAGAACCTACAGTAATACAACCTTTAGCATTAGCTGGGGAAAATCCTCTATTATGATAAACTGTATATGTTCCGCTATAAGGACTGGGAAGAATGAATGTAACATAATTATTCCAATCAGTATATTCTGGTGCTGTTGGATCTGCGTGTATACTATACTGATCATTATTACCAGCAGCTGCGATACAAACTACACCATCTTCAATAGCATCTTCCATGTCATATCTTGACCCAGTGCTATCCAAATTATATCTAAATTGGGTTGAACCTACACCAAAATCTTTATGGATTCCATCCATTGTCCATCCACTAGGACCAGGATTGCCGCTAGTATATGTAACACCACGAACTCTAATATCCTGTATATCATTCACAGTTAAAACTCTTTCAAAAAATGAATATATGTTGTAACTAGATCCCCAACTATGATTTGTTACTGTAGGATTTTTTTTACCTGTTAGAGGATTTATTGGTTTGTGTCGGTGGAATGCTCTCAAATAATCAAATACTAATCTAGATGATAGAGAAGTTCCGAAACCACTGCCGAGGTTTACATGTAAACTATAAATGTTTGCTTCTCTTGCCCATCCATACCATTGTCCTGCTATTGTTCCAGCAACGTGTGTGCCGTGAAATGTTGTGTTAACAGAATTGGGATGATATGGATATGTTCCTGAAGGAAGTGACATACCATCATCATCTATACTACTAACATAACCATTTAACTCACCAAACCAATCATATTGTACAAACCTACTTTGCCCTGTAG